TATTTGCTCTGCACTATTATCGTTTTGTGATAAAGAAAAAGATTTAACAATCTCCCCATTTAAAACAAAAGCTACCGAATAAACAATAGAAGTGTTTACTGGTATAACAACAGGCGAATCATCTAATTTTAAAATAGTATTGTTGCTTATAAATACTGGGCTAGTTATTATAGGGTTAGCACCCTGCTCGAAATATCCATAGCCATCAAAACCACAAAAACCATTTGCAATATCTGGCTCTATTACAGTGCCACCAGTACCTCCTACTGCGGTAGCTATTACATTTACCCAAACATTTTGTCCTGTATATTGTCCATCAAACTCTATCTCTAAATAATCTCTTATCAATTCGCTTAGTTCAAAAACTACAAAGTCATTAGTGCCTATCGGTTCTTTAGTTATTTGGTATCTCTTTGTGCTGTCTGGGACATTAGCATTAGATACGAAAGTTCCAGTATAAACGTGTAAATCTAGTCTAACAGATGTTAATCCTGTTTGTTTGACCTTTACATAAAAAGGGCTTCGTAAGTTTATTTGAGTTTGCATCTTATTTTTTTGTTATATTTACTTGTATTTGTTTTTCTATACCTACTGAATATGCTTCTAATAATTGTTGAGGCAATCTTTTAAATGCTGCTTCAAATGGCTTAGTAAAAAACATACTAGGTTTAATACCTCTGTTATATATATTACTAGCTATTATGTAGCCCACTGAATCAAAACCACCTTTTGCAAATCGCCCAGTTGATACTTTCTTACCGTTTACTATTTTATTTTCTCTAAATCTTATATTCTTTTGTTTAGCAAACATTGACATTCGCTTTACAAAACTCTTGAACGTTCCTCTTTTGCTTCCAGTGCCAAAACGATAAGGTGCATTAGGTGCTTGTTGACCTGTTATTTTTGCATTTGGTGAAACTTTACTTGGGTCGGCTCCTTTAACACCCTTGTCTTGAAATTTACCATAATCTTCCATTTCAAGAATAAGTTTAAAACCTTTAGCTGTTTTACTTACTTGACCACCTAAAGTCTTATATAAATCACCATCAGATTTATTTTCTTCACTTAAATTATTTCTGCTTTGTTGTATAACATACTTAGCAAACTGATTTAAAACTTTATCTACTTCTGGATTGACTAACATATTGTAATGTCATTATTTACAAATACATTAAACGTTGCACTCCAACCAGCCATCTTGTTTTCAAATCTTTCATAAAAAGGCTCGCAGTTTGCATTACCATCTAATTGATATTGATCATTGTATAGATTACCTTTTCTTAAAACTTGTATTAGTTTATTTATAACTTGTAACTGAGTATTTAATACATCTTGTTCGTTATTGTTGCCTCTAAAAATATCTGTTGTTTTTTCTTTACTTTCATCCACAACGTCCATTGCTAAGACACTGACATTAAAAGTCAATATTGATTCGTTAGCTGTTACGTTGTTTATTATAATATGACTTAATGGAAATATACTTTGTTTAGATAAGTCAATATCGTATATGTCGCCAGTTGTAACAGTGTTCACGTTTACATCGCTCAGTAGTTGTTGCTCTATTGCTTCGGTTAATAAATAAAAGCCTCTTATTCCTGTATTGCTCATTTAAACTTATTTTTTATTTGTCTTTGTTCTATTTCGTTTTTCTCTTTTTCATACGCTAAATATGTCAAGCACTCGTGAACATTTAATTTAGTGATATATTCAAATTTTGTAATATCCCCTTGAGCGATTGCATAGATTGAATTGTACCAACCCCATTTGGCTGTGAAATTAGATACTGAGCTAAAGTCTCCTCGTTCGTTTTCTTGGAAGAGTTCAGTATAAGAGTTGATAATTCCGTCCCTAAATTCAAAAAAAAAACTAATGAACCTAAAACTGCATCAAGCGGAAAGTCTTTAGCTACTTCGTAATTATCTGGTTTGTAAGATTCAATTATATAACGTTCACCTTTTCGTGTTTCAATCGGTCTATACAACACATTCATTGCTCTATGTAAATTATCATTGTCACCTATAAAAGTATCTAAATCTACATATTCACCAAAACTCATATCTTCAAGACTAGGAATAAATCCGTATTCTTGATTGTTTATTTTAAACGTGTTTATTAATTGATGTTTAGTATCAAACATATTATTTATTGACATACATACTTCAGCTACATCTGCAGCTTTCATTCCTCTTGCTATTAATGTCGATACTCCGCAAAATATTTCTATCATTTTTAAATGTACTTCTGCTTCGTTGTCAAAGTCTATTTTATCAAACTCTTGATATTGAGATAATGTAATCTCATTTAAGACTGTAGGTATGTTCAATTTATACTCCATATTAATATATAAACGTTTTTAATTTATTTTAGTGATTAAGACACAGCATATTTTCCAAAGTTAGGTCTACTCATTATTGAGTAAGTAGCATAACGGACTGCATCCACAATATGATTGTTTTTATCTATTGGTTTATTTGTAAGTTTACCGCTTCTATCTTCTAGCCATTTGTAATTTCTAAACTCTTGTATTGCATTATTGCTATCGCTTGTTATATGTATCTTAAAACGCTTCAGCAGATCTATACCAGCATTGATACTATCACGACCTTTTAAACTTGGTTGTATATTATGTCCCATACGTCTAAGCTCGTCTATTAACCTAGGTTCAGCTGCATCGAAATAAATAGGACTTCTTCTTTCTACTTCTTGTTTGAAATGATCGCTTAAGTCTCTTGTTGTCATCATAGTTCTATACAAGTGTTCTTTGATGTATAGATTATGATCTTTTTTGTAAACACTCACTAACGTGCTAGGATCATTAGTGTATCCAGCATCAGCACCATAACTTATAAGCTCTGCATCTTGTGGTATATTTGAAACTTCTGCATAGTTGAATATAGTAGCTTTAGAAACACCTTTCTCTCCTAGTCCGTATATCTGCCAATATTGCTCGTCTGTTTCTTTTAGTCTTTCAATCTCTCTTACTATGCTAGTGTCTAGAAACTTGTTATCTAAATATGTTGTTTTGTAGAATTCAACATCTTCACGATTAAGAACTTTGTCGTATATCCAATGATACTCGTCTGACGGATTATAATCAAGAATCACTTTTTCAGTTGTACGAAATATAAGTTGTTGCCAATCTTCATAGTCAAGTTCGTTAGCTTCGTTAATGAATAAGAATTCACGTTTACGACCACGTATCTTTTGCGGTTGATCTACTGAAATAAATTCAACTAGATTATCGTCTAAGTTATATTCGCTATTTGATTTATTGTGATTTGCTTCGTCATACTTTTTATGTGTTTTAAGTATATCTATAAAGTCTCTCATTACAGATGAACGCACTGCTGGAAATGTCTTTCTGCATATAGTTATTGTCTTACCTTTGTTTGTTTGACAATAGTGAAAAATAATAAAGAGCAGAATGTTATAAGTCTTACCTGACCTAGTCCCACCTTGCTCTACCACTATTTTAGACTGGCTATCTAAAAGATGTTCAAATACTACATTTACATCAACATTCAATTATCTATGTATTTTAATGTTTATTTCTTTATCTGTTGTGTCGTGTTTAACTTCTCTCTTTGTACCGTTTAATCTATGTGCTTCATCATCATCTGCTATAAGTTTCATAAGACCAATTTGTAATGTAGCGTTGTCACTTGCGTACCATTTAGCTCTCATCTCTATTTTCATATTGATTCGATTCTTTGCTAATTCGCTTTTTATAGTGTCACTTTTGTGTAAATCGTGATCATAGAAAGTTTTTCTAACAAATGGTGTGTATGCAAATATATCATTAACAAATATTAAATTATGCTTCTTGATTGCTTCTAAGCTTTGTTCAATTAAATCTTCTGTCTTGTATGCCATAGTTTATGTATTGTATTAATATATAAACATTTCTATATTATTTTAGTTGTGCATTATCTGCTCTATCTTTTCTATTTTATCAGCTGTCATTTTAGACATATTTCTTAGTATGTATTTTCTAGCATCTACTAAGTTGTCATCTATTAAGCACAAGTGAGCTTTTTGAACTGATTCACTATACTTTTTATATATGTCATAGTTGTTTAAGCTATGTATTAAAGTAGCGTGATGAATTCTTAATCCATTTCTTTTGTATTGATCGCTTATCTGTCTATATTTTAAACCAGCCACTTTTCTTAAGTAGTAAGTTGCTACACTTCTAAGCTCAACAACGTCACGTCTTCTAGTTTTCTCAAATATATTTACGTCTGTAACTTCTTTTATCGTGTTTGCTATCGTTTCTATTTTCATTATATTTTATTATCTATTACTTCTATTAAGTGTCTTAAATCGCTTCTCTCCCACTCTCCTAAGTTTACTCCATTTATTAGGAACTTATAGTAGTCTTTTCTTTCTGAGTCTTTTAATTCTATGTTTATATACATTTTAATCTATTTTAGTAAATTCTGTTGATTGTGTTTCTATTAGTTCTTCTTTGTTTTCAAAGTAGTTGTCTACTAAAGCATCTATCATTACTAGTTCGTCAATAGAAGCTGTTTTAATCTTGTGTATTAAACTATCTATTTTGTTTAGTACATTAGTACACATCTCTGGATTGTTGTTATATATCACATTAAATCCTTGTTGATATTCGCTCTCTAGTATCTTAGAAGTTTTGTTTACTTGATGCTTTACATTCTGTTTAAATGCTTTACTACCTTGTAGTTCATCGTTTGCTTCTAGCAATAGCTGACTTATCAAAACACTCTTTAAATAGTTTAAGTGTTTATCGCTTATAGTTTCTTTTACTTGTTTTTCTCTATCCATTTTTCTTGTTCGTTTCTTAAATAGTCAATTTCTCTTTTTAAATAATCTAAAGCTTTCTCTAAATCTTTTACTTCGTCTTCTTTCTTACCTGCTCTAACTAAATATTTTATACAGTTACCTCTGTTAAAATTCAATGCGTAATCTCGAATGAAGTCTATGACATCGTAGCCTTTGCCATTCTCGTAATGTAAATAAGTTGCTCTCATATTGTTTCTTTTAATTTTAGTTTAGTTTTTTCGTGTGTTTCTGGTTGAAAGAAGTTTTTTAAATCTTCATCATTTCTTATAGTATAATAATCTTTTATATATTCTTTTTTAACTTTCTTGTTTACTACATTTTTAAAATTTTTTAATTCATAAACAACCGAGTATGTATCTGTTTTTCTTTCTTCTGTGTTTATATCACTTCTTAAAATAAAACATTTCATCTTAGTATTATCATTAAGATTTACATCTACAAACTTAGATAATTGAATTAATGTGTTTGTGCTTATAGTATCGTTATGTTTTTTATGATCTATAATAAATGACGATCTTTGACCTATTTTTGATATGAAACAATCAATATCCATAATGCTTCTTTTCTTATCACACATTTGACTTATTAAATAATTGAATTCATTATTGTAGTAATCTTTTTTATAGTTTTTGTATTTCATTTTATTTTATTTAAAACATTGATATTTGATTTTGTGCAACCTCTTTATATGCATCTGCATTGAAAACTAATATGTTTATATTGTCTTTATATTCTTCTCCTATATACTTGTAGCTCTTTGTAATACTTTCTTTTCTAAGTTTTAGTCCGTTATCTTTTCCTTGTTCTATTATTTTTTGATTTGATTTTTTAATATTTTCTATATTATTAACTCCACTTATGATCTTCCAATGATTTTTATTTTTAGTCATACCTTTAAATAATGAAGGATTAGAAGTTTTTATATAAAGTGTTTTATTGTCTTTTTTATACATTGAACCAAAGAAATTAAGAATTTTAATTCCAATACCAAGACCTTGAAAATCAGGCAATACGACCAATCTACTTACTCTATAAGCGTTTTTTATTGTCCCGCTCGGCAAAGGTAATATTCCCATAAAACAAACAGGCTTATCATTAAATAATATTAAAAAACATTTAGCAGCTTTATTTAATTCTTGCGTTAAATAATGATGTTGCTTGAATATATCCCAAGCTTCATATCTACATCGAAATATCGAAAGTTTAATTTCTGGTCTTTTCCTTCGACTTGGCGCTATCTCAAGACGCCTTTTTTGTGGTGAATATATCCAATCTGGTTGCAACCACTCCATAATATCAAAATGACAAGAAGCTAAAACAATCTTTTTATTTGTTCGTCTTATGTACTTTTGTAGTGCATTACTCATTGCTTTAGCTACATCTCGATCAACAACGCTTGTGTATTCGTCTATCAATATAATATCATTTTCTTCAGCTTTACCTACCATATAAGCCAAAGCAGCTCTGTACTGTTCTCCATTTGATAGCGTGTGAAATGGTCTTAACCAAGTCGGAACACTACTTAGACCCATTGATGAAAGTAAAAACGTTGCATCTTTTGGTTCTAACCAATCAAAGTTGGATATTAAAGATTTATTGTGATCAAAACTATAAGTATTCATTTCTTTTTTAAAGAAGTTTTTTAATATAGTTGTTTTTCCTGTTCCACTTCCACCATAAACAACACCAATATTCCATTGCTTAGGTAAGTGTTCTAAATTAGCATCAATAGTAACGTTACTTTGTTCTTTATTCTGTATGTCAAACGCTTCATATATATACTCTGTATACTTATCGTTCACTATATTATGATTTAATTCTATTTTCATAATGTTCCAGTTAAACAGTAATTGTCTAAGTCATATCCTTGAACAAAGAATTTATCATATAAGTCTATCGCTTTAGCAACTTTTTCTTCACCAGCAAAATAGAAATCTTCAGAACATTCCCAGACACCTATGTCAAGACTTCCTTTATCTAATACTACAAACTTAAATTGATCGTAAGTTTTACCGAATAGATTACAATAAAGATAACATTGAATGTCATATCCATATTTCTTTGCTGCATAGTTGAAACCTTTAATGTCACTTGTCGTCTTAAGGTCAACGATTCGATCACTAGCTAGAACGTCAGCTTTACCACGAAATGGCTTACCCATAACTTCACCAATTACAGGAACTTCAAACTCAGCGTTTGTTATTGATTGAAGTGCGTGTTCGTTTCTATAAAAAGCATCAGCTAACCTTTCAGCATTGTTTTTTTCTTTCATAGTAAAAACTCTACCAAGTTCTGTCTTTGCTTCTCTAAACTTCTTTGTGTTCTTAGATTGAACATCAATAAATGTCTGAGCTGCAAAAACATCTGGCTCAAGAATAGCTGTGTGAAATAGCCAACCATCACGAAGTGGTTGAGATTCTGGACTACCATATTGTTGAACAAACTTATATGTTTTAGGACTTGACAACAGTGTTTTTAAACTACTAGAACTTAAAGCTAGTTTGTTAAGCTCGCCATAATAGAATTCGTCATTGTCCATCTTTTTAAGTAAAGCATTTTTATCATAAAGTTTACCGTCTAGTAGTTTTATATTACTCATTGTTTCTTATGTTGTTTAGTATTATGCCTTCAATCTCATAAAGTTGTTCTATACTAAGAAGATCATATATTTCAACGTTATTAACTTTAACACTTTCAATGACAGCACTGTCTGGTGATCCTGGATAATCGTACATCTCTGGCTCTATTTCTTCATAGTTGTAGTCTACTGTCATTTCTATATCACAATAATTAATTATCATATCTTGTATTGTTTTAATTGATTCTCTAGTTCTTCTATTTGCTTTTGTAAGTCTGTAATCATTGTGTTTTTTTGAGATCTTATTAAAGAAACTCTTTTTAATAAAACATCGTTTTCTATATGTAATTGATTGACATACTGACCTACTTCACTCATTCCTTTAACAAAGTTTCTTAAGTCTTTATTTGCTGGCTTTGCATCACGCCACTCTATTACTTTGTCAGCAATGTGATTAAACCATAGATTGTATGACTGTCTTTGTAGTAAAGTCATTATAATGAAACACCTATAATAATACCTATACAGATAAGTAATCCAGAAAGAGTGAATACTATCACAATATCATCTCTCATCATTTCTCTTTCTCTCATCTTTTGAAGTTCTTTTTCTGTGTAAACTTCAATTCTTTTGTCTTTTACGTCAATGTGTAATCCTGTCTTTGTCTTTTTCATTTTGTTTTGTTTTAGTAAATGTTATAAATTATACTTCTAATTATTTCTTGTCTTTTAAGTAGTCGTTCTTTGACATCTTTAGGTACTTCTGTTGTTAGTGTGATTTCAATGTCTTTTAACTCTTGACTCAAGTCGTGTAGTTGTGTTCTCATTTGTTTTTGTTTTGAAGATTAAAATTAATGTTTCTTTTTAGAGGGTCTTCCTTTCATACCTTACTTTATGTTTCATTAATATATTGCAATATAATAAAAAACATACTTATAAACAAATTATTAACAATATTATTTTTCTGTTATCTTAAAATAACTGTCCCATATACCTAACTCAGTATCTTTTTCATTGATGTTAACGATAGCTGCATCACTTTCTTTTAGCAAATAACAAGGCTTAGATACTTTCTTATTATTCCACAGCGTAGTATCTGGACAATACATATTTTTAGTCTTTAAGTTTTTAATGTTATTGAGCCAAAACATATAGTTGCCTTTGGGATCATTCACTAAATACAAAGCAACTTTACCAGTCTCAATTAACTTGTCGTATTTAAACTTTTCTATAATCTTAGTGTCATAGTACTTGTTTCTAAATTTCATTTCAATAACACACTCTTGACCTTTTGGTGTCTTTCCAATGGCGTCCCAGCTTTCACTACCTTCACCTGAATGAGTTAATCTCCAACCGTCTAAGTTCAGCAGCTTTACAACTGCTTTCTCCCATTTATGTATTTCTTTAATCATATTTTATTATATAATCTATCAATGTCAGCTATCCACATTTTAATTTCCTTTGGTCTACAACTACAAGGCTCATAATATTTATGATTATAATATCGAGCGTGAAGCGTACACAATAACTTATATTCATCTTGTTGCAGTCTAGTACTAACAACTGCTTTAAAGCTCTCCCAAGCTTGTTTGTCTTCTACTCTCATAAGTCTATGTTTATATCGTTCCAATCATCTCGACGTTGATCACAACCGCAATCATCACCCCAAATCTTTTTAACTAGCCAACGAATACCTGTGTAATAAGTAATGTAATAAACTAAATCTCCTAATTTCATAATTTCTCTTTTATATGTTTTTTAGCGTTTGTATATGTATTATATAATGAATAATAACTAATATTAGTTTCTCTTGACAAACTAGCAACTGATTTTCCAGAAGCACATATCTCAAATATTTTTCGATCATACCAATACAAATCTTTTAATATGTTTTCTATTTGTTCTTTACGTTCTGCATATTCAACTTCATCTATACCTAAATCTTCAGCTTGTTTAATTTCATCAATATCATCAAGATACAGTTTAATAATTCTAGCTTCTTTTTTATATATGTTGCAATAAATGCCTCGAAGAACCTTGTAACAATAATAATGATTAATATCGTCATTGTAAGATAAATCTAAACCTTTCATTATATCAAGATGAATTTGTATATACATTTCCTGAACAATATCTTCAGCTGTGCTTGGATTACAACCAAAAGATTTAACTATATTTATCCAATCTTTGTGTTTATTATACGCAATCATCAAAAGAGTTTTCATTTATTAAGTGTTAAAATTAGCTTCTATTTGTTCATTCATATCTTTATTAATTGTTTTTTTTATTACGAAATCTTCTAATGGATCATAAAGATTACCTACAACATAAGGCAAACCAAAATCATTAACACTAAAGCTAAATGTTTCAAAACTGTAACCTCTTGAACGTTTACAAATAGCTGTAACCCATTCTTTGTTTGTTGTGTTTGTTTCTAGTTGTATAACAGTTTCAGCTTTTTTCTCTAAGAACGATCCAAGATGACCAGTTCCAAGCTTTGCACTACCAAAGTTTTGATGAATTACAGTCATTATGTGACAATTATGTCTAGCACTTAACTGCATAAGTTTTTGAACGCAAAGATTTGATTCTTCAATATTGTTGACGTCCGAAACTAGATCAGCAATTCCATCAATTAAAACTAAACCGTTTTTATCTTTATTCTCTTTTAATATATATTCAATAAACTCAAGTCGTTGTTTGTAGTTTATAGTTCTTAAAGCATAAGTTTGATAACAACCTAGTTGTTTGTTGCTTGACATATCTTGAACACGCTTAAACACTCGTTGTGCGTGCCAGGAGCCTTGCTCTGTATCAAAATGAACAAGACATTTGTCATCACGATATCCTTTTATATCTGCACCAAAGTTGTTTTGATCACTTAAGTATACAGAAGCTAACAAAGACATAAAGAAAGTTTTCTTGGTCTTCGGAGGAGCTGTTACCACGCTTATATTACCCATTGTAGCTATTGGAATTGGAAAAGTTAAGTTGCCAGATTTTGTTTGTATTGTAGTATTACCAAGACTTAATGCTAATGGCGGATATTCTAAAATGTCAGCTGTATCAACACTACATTCTTCTTTAATTAGTTCCATTAACATATTCTCGGTCGTTTCTTTTTCAGTCATTTATCTCTTTGTTTTGTTTACATATTTATAGTTTTTTAAAAAAAAGAGGGCAATAAAGCCCTCGTTAATTCAATTAAAATGGTAGTCCATCTGACTCAGCTTCAACTGGGTGAGTTTGAACTTCTTCAACTACTTCTTTTTCAGCGTTTACGATCGTTCCGTTATTCCAAACAACCTTGCCGTTTCCTAAGTATTGCTTTTGTTTTTTAGCTTCACGTTCTTCTTGTGTTTGTGAAACATAAACACCGACATTGTTTCCGTATCGTGTATCATCATTGACACTCATTGTTAGATTGACGTAAAACGCACCATCTTTTCCTGCGATAAATTTCTCCTTTGGAAGCTTATCTACTCTTAAACTGTAATTAATTAATGCACTCATATTTATATATATTAAAGGGTTTTAAATGTTGTTTCTTTTTTCTTAAATGATTCTGATTCGTCTTCTCCAAAGACTCCTAATTCATAGAATCCTGTGAGTTTAAGAACTGCCCTACTCATAGCTCTCTTTTCTGCCATCTCAGCTACATACCAACTGTTAGTGTTTGATTCTTTGTAACTATCACCTTTTAAGGCACTACCAAATGTTTCGATTGTTTTATCGTTTTTAGTTGCTATTGCTTTAAATACAGCAAAGTTTGTCTCACATCTAATCACTTCATAAGTTACTTTCATTTGTTCTGAAGCTTGGATCTTGTCAATTCCGGCTCTGGTTATGATCGTGTAATGTTGATGTTTAAAAAAATCTTCTTTTGTTAGGTTGTATTTTTTATACAACTCCATTAATTTGTCTTTGTTCATTGTTGTTTATTTAAGTTATTAATTTCTATTTGTGCTTCTAAAAATTCTATTCTTTCTTCAAGTGCTTTGATTCTCATATTTAAAAAATCAATAGTATCATTACTTGCTATTCTATTTATGTCTTCTGAATATGTCATCTTATAATTCATTAAATAGTTCGTAAGGACTTTCGTAATTGTTTAATAAAGTGTGTAAACTCATAACAACGCCATAAGTCAAGTCGCTTACTTTTGTTTTAGCTTCTAGCTCTTCTGTTACTTGTTCTACCACTAAAGGAAAAGAAAAGTTCTTTTTTTTTAGCTTTGCTATATGCTCAGCTTTTAATCGTTCTTTTAAATACATTTGTCTTTGTTTTTAATTAATATTAACAAATATAATAAAAAATATTTAATAAACAAATAACAAACAAAAACCACCCCGTTAAGAGTGGTTATATGCAGCTAGTTAGTAGCTAAACAAAAACAAAGATATTCCTTAACAAATATACATTAAATATCAAGTTCATTAATCAAATCTTGATACTTAGTTATCAACATTTCTAAATCTATGTTATCAAGTTTTACTGTTTTGTTTGATTCGATGTGAAGTTCTTCAGCTAGACCATCATAATAAGTTAAGTCTAGATTTTTAGAAAATTTATACTGCTCGCCATATCTAAAAACATTACAACCAGCACACTGAACTTGACAATTGAGTTCGTGCCAACGAGTTGCATAGTGTTTGCGTGATTGAAAGTGACCGTTTTGAAGCTTCTTCCAATGATCTTTTTTTCCACAAGTAAAGCATTGAGCTATATCATTTTTAGCAAATCTACGTCTAACATAAACACTAAAAACTTTATCAAGCTTTTCAATTAATCTCTTTCTTTTTGTTTTCTTTGCCATTGAATATATTTCAAATATCTTATATTTATCTAGTTTTTTAGATTTTCATATATCTATATTTTTAGAAATATCTTTTAAAACAATTCTATTATTAAATAATACAAAGTTATATATTTAATTTTAAATAAAAAAAAGAAATTTTTATTTTTTAGTAATAGTAACGCTTTTAGCTATCTTTTCAGCACTACGTCCAACAACATAACCACCTATACCTAACTGAAGTAAGTTCCAGAATTCATTCTCTAATGGTGGAATTGTAAAGCCAAATAAAGGTGCTAAGAACTTTACATATATAACTATAAACCCAAAAGCTAACATAAGTATAGGTCTCCAGGAGCGTTGTAGC